TGGTATCAGAGCGAACGACCATCGGGCCGGCCGCATTCCAGTCTTGTGCGTTCAGCGCCTGAACTGCTGCCGCGTACTTCTGCTCCCAGATCGCCAGCTTTTCAGCGTTTCCGACCCAGATCAGGGCCTCACACATCGTCGCGGCTAGGTAGATCTCTGCGTGCTGCTCGATCAGCCAGTTCGTGCCACCGCTGTCGGCGAGCGCGGGCACGCCGGCGCGATAGACGCATTCGATGCTGTACGCGTCGTCTGGGACCGGCCCAAGCTTCAGCGTGCCGCCGATGATGGTGTAGTTTCGTGGCGCGCCAATGGCCTGGCCGGCATAGACCCGCGCGAACGCCTGCGCGTCCATGTGGTCGATGTCGCCGTAGACCGGCAGCGACAGCGAGTGGATCGTGTTCAGGTCGCGCGGCAGGTCGACCGTGTTGATGCCGCTGGTCGTCGTCAGCGTGGCCGTGATGTCCTGCGCGCGCGCCTCGAGCGTGCCGTTGATGCGCTTCTCGGCCAGCATCACGAAGTCAGGAATCTGGCCGGCGAGGTCACCGCGGTGGATCCAGGACGCGACGGCGGACTTCAGCCATTCGTAATCCCGGCTGGAGTTGGTGCCGGTGGTTTGGGCGATGATGGACATCAGGCCTCCTTAGCGGCCAAGCGCCGTGCGCGAGAAATCGAATTCTGCAAAGTCGGTCGAGCCGGTAGCCGTCACGTCGTTGCTGGAGTTCGCCGGCAGCAGGCCGATGCGCACGTAGGCTGCTGTCGCGTTCGCGACCTTGTAGCCGACCAGATAGGTCGTCCAGTTGGCCGGACCTGCCGTGCCATAGAAGGTGTTCGACAGGAACGCTCCACTGCTGTCGTACTCCTGCACGATCACGCCGAAGTTGTTAGCCGAATTTTTCTTGGCCTTGACCCGGATATACAGTCGGTCATTTTGCGCGACGGGCACATGTGCCGCACTGTAGGCCACCCGCATTGCGGCGGCGCTTTCGTCGTTGAGCGTGATCGCAGTGACCGCGCCATTCGGCCGCGTGGCTGCCGCCGTAACTGCCGGGTAAAAGTCAGCGTCAAAATAACTCAGGTTGTTGGCCGCAGTCCCAGTAAACGCGAGTTCTCGGTTCGGGTTCAGGCTGCGCGTCGCTCCTTCGGTGACGAAGTTGCCATATATGTCCGCGAGCGCGAAGCCGGGGCAATACAGGTAGTCTTGCCCGTACTCATCAGGGTTGATGCCCTTGACATGGCCCGAGCCCTGGAACTTCACCCCCAGGCCGGCGCCCTTGCTGCTGTTGCCCGAAATCGTGCAGCCGGTCGCGACGAGCAGCGCATCGGTCGCGTCGTATCGCCCAGTACCGGATTCGATCGTTGCTACGTGGTTCGTCACCGTTTCGCAGTGGTTGCCACGAATCGAGCACGACAAACCATTGAGCACGCGGAAAGCATTGCTGGTGATGTTCTTGACCGTGTTGCCGGTGATCGTGACGGCCACCGAGCGGTGCCCGATGTTCTTGCCGGTGCCGGTCATCTCCTGCGGCCGGCCATAGTCGGTCACGAAGATGCCGCTGACTGTCTTGCCTCCACCGTTACAAGAGTTACCTGAAATCGTGATGTGCTCACCCTGCACCTCGATGAAGTCGGTAAAGGTGCCGGGCCCGGCGTACGCGCCTTCGATTTCGCACACGTTGGCCGTAATCGCGCCATGAAAGCCACCATCTACACTGTGGTGGCAGTCGTACATGTTTTTGGTGCGGTTGCCCTGGATGACGAAGTGCGAACACCCTCGCTTCAGGTCGGCCAACGTGCGGATCGACTCGGCATAGTTGCGCGACACGTCGATGTGCTTGAAGTTGATCGTTCCGTAGCCATTGCCGCCGGTCGCATAGTCCCAAGTCTGCTCGAAGCGCACTGCATCGAATGCCACTGCGTCGGAGCCCCCCCCCAAGGAGCGCTTGGCTGGGGTCGTGACGAAGCGGGAGTCGCGCACCTTGATGTTGGTTGCGAGCGCGGTCTGCCCGGAGGCGATGATGCGGATGAAATGGTCTTGCGCGTCGAGGAAATTTGCGCCGGTGACGGTGAAGTTGTCCAGCGTCTCGCCCACGCCGAGGTCAATCGAAATGATGGCCTGGTACTGGTAGCCGGGATTTGCTACGCGCGCGCCGTCGAAGGTGACGCCTCGGATGTGCACGTTCGCCAGCGAGCCCCCGCCCGCCGCCTTGCAGAAACCTGCCTGCGCGGTCGGCGCTTGCGACTGGACCAGCGTGCCGCTGCCGTCGATCGTAATGTTGCTTTTCAGCGTGACCTGGCTATACGGGTAGAAGCCGACCGGAACCCACAGAACACCACCGCCGGCCGCACTGAGCGCATTGATTGCCGCCTGAATCGATGCAGTGTCATCGGTCACGCCGTCGCCTTTGGCATTGAACGGCGCATCCTTCACGCTGACGAACTCGCCTAGCTTGTTCTCGACCGTGCGTTGTCCGTAGCCCAGCTTTGAAGCGCCAGAAGCGGCAGCAGCCTGCGCCTGCGTCAGCGGCTGATCGTCGGCCGGGTCGTACAGCTGCACCACGCGCGGACCGAGCTTGATCTGCGGACTGGCGAACGACAGCGAGTAGTGGCCATTGGCCGCGTAGAAGCCGAAGTAGCCGGTCTCGTCGGTCGTCAGCGGCTGCGCGAGCACGGTCACACCGTTGTCGCTGTAGAGCGCGGCCGGCTTGCCGGTGCTCGTGTCGGTGACGGTGACCTGTACGCCGAGGATGGGCGTCAGCGTGCCGTTGACCTTGGCAGAAATGTTGTCTTGGTATGCCTGCATCAGATTTTTCCCGGCCAGATTCGGAAGCACTTGTTGTCCGGATCGTTGCAAATCCGCTTGAAGTGCACTGGGTTGCTCATGAGCTCGGCGTAGGTCACGCCGTGCTCGTTCATATACTTTTCGAGGATCACATCGGGGATCGTCGCGGCGTGCTTCATGTCGCTGGAGCCGAACGCGCCGGCGTTGTGCAGCGCCTTGGCGCGCTCCATGATCGGCGTACAGTCCTGGGTCTGTGCGATGAAGAGCTTGCCGTCGTGCTCTGCAAAGCTGGTCGTCAGCGCGCGACGTTGCAGGCGCGCGGCGAGTGCCGGGTTCATCAGCAGTCCTCCAGCGGGGCGATGTTGACGGTGCCGGCGGCGGTGTCCTGGATGGAGGCGATGTAGGTCACGCCGCGCGGCACGGCCAGCACGACCGAGTCGGCAGGCTGCACCAGCAGGTCGGCAGCCACTGCGGCGACGGTCGCGCCGCCGAGCTTGATGTGAGCTGCAGCGGTCGAGGTGACGCGCACGTAGCGCGGGATTTCGCCGCTGGACGCGGGCGGGATGGCGACGCGCGCCGAGGTGCCGCTTGTGGTGATGTTCGCGCCGGTGGCGAGAACGGTGATGAAGTCGTCCATGTCGTCTCCTGTAGATGAAGGAAAGCCGGGGCCGAAGCCCCGGCCTTGGCTGTTACAGGATGTCGACGACGGCGCCGTTGGCCTGCGGGTTCTTGCACTCCAGCGTGGCCTCGACGACCAGCTGCTTGCGGGTCGAGTCGCCAGTCACGGCCAGGTCCTTGGTCGAGAACGGGCGCAGGTACGCGATCGACCACATATCCGGCTGCAGGACAGCTACGTCGCGGGTGCGCATGCGACGGTTCGGGACGGCCTTCAGGTCACCGAAGTCGGATACGTACACATCGACCGCGGCGGTCAGCGACTTGTCCTCGCCCTTGTCGAAGCGGGTCGAGTTTCCAGTGAAGGTCGAGAAGGTCTGCTTGGCCAGCGGCGGCAGCATCAGCACCGACGGATTGCCGCCGGCGGTGTAGACCTTCTGCAGCACGTTTTTCAGGCGCGCTTCGGTGAAGGCTGCCTGGGTGCCGTCGGTCTGCGCCACGTTGGTGACGTAGTTCGGAGCGACGTAACCGGCGCCGGAGTCCACGTTGTCACCCAGCCAGCCGACCAAGCCGCGCGACTGGCGCGAAGCGCCGGTAACGGCGACGCCGTTCTGCGTGAAGCCGACTTCCATGTCGTTGCGCAGCTCCAGCGACTTGAGCATCATCTGGTAGCCCATTTCCGACTTGCGACCGGCCGAGACGACGGCTTCCTGAGTGCCTGACACCGACACGGTCTTGGTGCTGATCTGCGTGTAGTTGTTCAGGCGGACGGTCGGGGTTACCGCGGCTGCGGTGGCGTCGTCTGCTTCGGCCGCGACGTTGTTGGACGGCGTCGCCAGCTGCTGGGTCTGCCACTCGTGCTTGGTCGACGTTGCCTTGCCTTTGCCGATCATGGACATGAACGGGGTATCGGTCGGCGTGATCCGGTAGATCATGTCGGTCAGGTCTTCGCGGTTGCCGACGGCGGCCGACGACTGGTAGGTATTGGTGGGTGCTGCCATGGTGTTCTCCTAGCGCCTCACGGCGTATGAGTGAAAAGGGTGGGTCAGCCGAACATGTCGGCGAACACTTTTGCCGCTGCGTCGCGGGAGCCGGTTGCGGTCAGCTCGCGCATCGCCGCGGTACGGCCATCGGTGGCGGAAGTCACCGGCGTGCCGGTACGTGCAACCTTCTGCGGCGCTGCGGCCACTGCGGTCTGCGTCGTCTTGGCGCGCGCCATCAGGGCGTCATACTGCATCGCCTTGCGGGCCAGGATCACGGAGCGGTGGTCGGTGAAATCCGCCTCGCCGGCTGCGTAGCCCTGCTGCGTCAAGTACTCCTTGAGCTGCTTCACCTCGGCAGCGGCCTTGGCCTCGTCCTTCCACTCCGGAACCTTGGCGAGAAGCTGTTCCCGCTGGTTCATGGTGTGGAGGCGATCGGCTTCGGCCTTTTCCTGGGTGCGCTGCTCGGTGATCAGCTGCATTTCCTGCTGGGCCTGCTGGAGCTGCGCTTGTCGCTGTTCGGCGGTGCGCTGAATCTGCAGGTAGGCAACAGGATCGGACTGGAGCAGTTCGTTGGTGAGCTGGCTACGCAGGGCGGTCAGCTCGTAATTGGCTTGGTTCGTGAACTGGTCGAGCTTGCTGGCGTACTGGTCACGCTGGGCGCGGGCTTCCGCCTGCTGAGCCTCGGCGGCTTTGCGCTGCTCGGCCACTTCCGTGGTTTTCTTCGTGTAGTCCGCTTGGCGCAGGCCGGCCTTGTAGTGCTCGGCGATCTCGGCCTTGGTCAGCTCAACCGGTTTGCCGTCCACCTCGATGGTGAACTTCTGCGGCTCGGCGGCCGGATCGGCGTCAACGGGGTCCGATTTATCGGCCGGCTCGTTCTTGCCAGCTTCGGCGGCAGCGTCTTCGGCAGCCAGGCGCGCAGCGGCGTCTTCCTGCGATTCGGCGGTGGGTGCGGCGGCCTGCTGGTCGTCGTCGGTACTCGGGGCTTCGAAGTGCGCGGCGAACGCATCGATCATCGATTCAGTCGAGCCGCCGCCGGCGGAGTCTTCGCTTTCGAACGGTGCCATGACGCGCGGGCGCGTCCAGTATTTTGGGTGCATGTCTGCCTTTCTGGGTGCCTCGCGGCGTGTCCAGTATTAGAGGTTGATGATGTCGCCGCTGCTGAGTTGATAGGCGGCGGGGCCGGTCTCGACGTGCGCGTGCACGCCATTGGCCAGGTGGAGCAGAGTTTCTTCGGGCGCCGGGTGGAACACGCGGGTGACGATGCGATCTTCGGCGCGCGCGGCTGCGATCAGTTCATCCCAGCCAGGCCCAGGCCGTGCCGGCGCTCCTCCGCCAGAATCCGCTCCTGGTGCTCCAGCTCGATCCTGGCCAGCTTCCCGTCCATCATCGAGGCCTCCAGCGTGCCCTTCAGCTTGTGCAGCAGCTTGACCGTCGTCCACAGGCTTTCGCGCCCGTCGCGGTCTCTTGCCGGTGAGTTCTTCCATGCTTCGATGTACTCCTGTTCGATTGCTGCAAATGCGCGCGCAAATGCCGGATTTTCGAGGACCTGGCGCGCTTCGTCGCCCTCGCGGTGTCGTTGGTCAAGGTCCATGCGTCCTCACTCGGCCGCCATCAGCAGCCAGTCGTCCTCTTCTTCCTCGCGCAGCCGCTCAAGGAGCGTCAGCAAGGTCTCGTACTGCTGCCGAGCCAGCGCCTGCTGGTACTCGGCTTCGGCGTGCTGCTTGGCGGCCAGAGCCTGAATTTCAGCCAGGTCGACGCGCTGCTCGGGCGCGGGCTCAGGCCGTGGCTTCGGCACCGGCTCGGGCGCCTTGACCTTCGCCTGCTTCTTGGCCGGGTACTGCTTGACGGGCGTGGGCTCGTCATCCGCGTGCAAAAAGGCCTGAGCGTCTTCTGGGCGCTTGAACGTGTACAGCTGATCGCCCTTGCGCACCACATACTTGCGCTTCGATGCGTCGCCGTAGCCTGGCGCGCCGCCGGTGGCAGCAGTCATGAAGGCAGCAAAGCCGTCGTCTTGCTCCATCCAAGCCAGCGATCCGCTGACATTCGTCGGCGTCGCCTCAGTAGCTGCGATCGACTCGGCGTCGTCCACCTCGGTCCATGCGATCGAGGAACGGTTGATGATGCTGGTCGCGACCGCGCAAACGTCATCCGGCTCGGACCACGCGAAGGATTCGCTGTCGGTTTCGGTGACAAGGGTCGTATACGCGTCGTCTGGCTCGCTCCATACAACGGCCGCGCGATTGGTGACCGTTCCCGCGACAGTGAAAGCGTCATCAGACTCCGTCCACGCAATGGTGTCGCGATCGGTTTCGGTGGCTGCGATTGCGCTGCCATCATCGGCCTCAGCCCACGACAGGGATGCGCTGACGGATGTCGTCACGCTGGCCGAATAGGCCAGCCACAGGCGACGTCGCGGCGCCTTGAACACTTGCCAGGGATTGCGCGAGACCTCGGCAATCTCTTGCGCCGACAGTATGCGGTTCCAGCCCAGCACCAGAGTTACGGCGCCGCTGACGCCCCAGCTGCCGCTCGAGTAGCCGCCAATGTAGTCGGAGGATGCAGAGCTCCAGATTTGCGCGGGAATGACATTGCCTGACGATCCTGCAATCTTGCCGTCGATGTACAGGGTGCCGGTTGCTGAACCGCCGCCAACCGCGTTCGACCGCGTGTACGCAAACACATGAGGGTTGCCGTCGAGGTAGCCATCCACCTCGACGCCCGATGCGCCGCCCGCGTTGCTGAACGCGCTGAACCGCCCCGCTGTGGTCGCAGACCCTGCGATGGCAGTATTGGCGCACAGGTAGAATTCCTGCGCGCCGTTCTGCGTGCAATAGATGATCTCGCGCGCGCTCGACGGCTTCGGCGCGGCAATGATGAGGACTGTGAAGTCGCCCTTGCCGTCCCCGGTGCTGGTGTACAGGGGCGAGTTCGCAAACCGCATGCCCACCGAGGTGTTCGACGCGGCCAGCAAGCCCACGCCGCGCAACGCCCCGACGCGCGAGACACCTCCGGCCGAAGCCGCCGCGCGTGCCGCAGCAACATCGAGGTTTCCCACGGCGGGATTGATCGCCAGCGCGAGCCCGCGCGTGAGCGGGTTGCGCTCGATCCCCGCGAGTTGCTGTGGTTGCCGCGTGCGCGCGCGCCGAGTGACGAGCGCGCCCATCAGGTGTACTGCGCTGCCGCAGCCAGAACTTTAAGCGCCCAGTTCACGGATATGGTCTGGCCGCTCCGGTTGATGATGTAGACGTTGTACAGCGCTGGCATCAGGTCGACCGTGGCGGACTGGAACAAGGCATTCGTGTTCGCGGCCGGCGCTTTCGGCGCGATGAACGAGCCGGCCTGCATCGGGTAGGGGATGTAGGACGCGCCGGCCGTCGTATCGATGTCGGGGAACGTTGCGCCGTCTATCGCCGGGACCAGGTACAGGTCGGCCACGACGGTGCCGCCAGCGATGCCGCTCACGGTCGCCCACTGCGCGGACAGGCTGAACAGCGCGGCGAACAGGTCTGCCGCGTTACCGCCAGCGCGCGCATCAAGCTGCCCCGCCAGACCAGCCGAGCCGGTCGTCAGCGATGCGCCGGTCGTGGTGAGGGCGACAATCGCCTGCTCTTTGAGAAGGATGCTGCCGGCCATTATCGGGCCTCCCATGCGTCAATGATGTCCCGCGCGGTCAGCGCGGAGATGCCGAGCTCGTCGGCGCGGCTGGCTGGCTTGGTTGCAGCCGTGATCAGTGCGCCGTGTGCGGCCTGGTCGATCAGCGCGCCCGCGAGCCATCCGTCGAATACAGCCTTCACGCCCGGGTCGCCCGGGTCGAGCTCGACGCCGGCCGAGACGGCGCGTAGGAACGCCAGGCACGATGCGCGGGCCGGGTGACCGATGGTCGTCGAGGCGTCCGTGATGGCGGCCATCGGACCAGCTGCTGCCCAGGTCAGCGCGCGTGCCGCGGTGATCGGCTTGAGCATGGTCCGGATCGGCGTGGTGAGCAGGTCGACCACACGCTGCGGATCGGCTGGCAGGTGAGTGCCGTAGCCGAGCCCGAGCGGGTCACCATGCAACTCGTCAGCCAGGATCACGGATTGCCCCGCGTGATCGTCCAGCCAGTGACCGAAACCTGCAGGCCGGACGTGATCGCCGCGGTATTCAGCGTCATCTCGGCGCCGACCGAGCCGTCAATGACGTGTGTCGCGCCGTCGGCCTTGACCACACGGAACCAGGTCGCGGTGCCGCTGGCGCCGGCATTGACCGCTGCCGGCAGGTTCGGCGAGAGCACGCCGGCCGAGGACGCGGGCGCAAACGGGTTGCCGAGGGTAAGCTCGGCGAGCAAGTTCGTCGCCGTGCCGCCGGTAGCCGGGCGGGTGCCATCATAGATGCGCAGCTTCGCGCCGGCGCCCGCGAACGCGGTGATCGCGTCGAGTTGCGCATTGCGTAAGAGTGCGTTGTAGCCTGCAGCCATCAGAGTGCTCCTTGTTCTTGCGGGTCAACCTTGACCGCGTACTTCGTTCCGTCCGGGTTGCG